ACCGTTTGCCGGTCCGGAACCGCGACTCCCGACTCCCCGAGGACCTTCGCGAGCTCCGGCGTAGCCGTGATGACCTGGCCGGCCTTGTAGCCCCGATACGCCTTTAGGAGTCGGATGTTTTCCATGTGGGCAGGCAGAAGCCCGGGGCGGCGTCCTTGCCGCCCCGGGCCTTGAGCCTTCTTCACGATTAGCTGCCGATGGCCTTGCCGAGCTTCGCGACGAACTCGGGGGCGTGATTGGCCACGCCGAACCGGGTGTTCGCCACGTACAGGACCTGACGATTCCTCATCAGGATCTCGCGGCCCGCCTCGATCTCCAGGCCCGACGCCTTCAGACCGACGGCGGTCGCCATCGCGAAGTCGCCGTAGAGGGCCAGGGTGTCCTCCGGCAGACCCTTGACGAGGTAGACCGGAGCGCCGAAAACCGTCGGCACCACCCGGCCACCGCCGACCGTCATCGTCGTCTGCTGGGCGCTCCAGATCTTGAGCAGATCGACCCAGCCGGCCTTCGAGCAGACCCACGAGCCGGTGCCCATCACCGACTCGTCGACCTTGCCGACGAGGTCGGCGAGGTTCGCGTAGGTCACGCTTTCGTCCTCGTCGACCGTCACGGTGTTCTCCTCGTCGATCTCGTCGGCGAGTCCCGGGATGCTGGGGCTCGAAGCGTTGCCCGAGAGCCAGACCGAGTCGAACTTCTTCGCGTAGGCCAGAGCGAACCGCTCGGCCACCAGGCCGGCGACGTCGATCGGGCTGTCCTCGATCAGGCTCCGCGAGACAGCGACGCTTGCCCGCAGCTCGTAGAGCGTCAGGTCGGCGGAACTCGTCGCGATGTTCTGGTCGGACGTGGCGACACCTTCCGCCACGAAGGAAGCCGCAGCGTCGCCGACCTTCGGGAAGCTGATCTTCTGGCCGGACGGACGGACGACCGTCGCGAGCTGCAGCGCCGCCGAGCTGTACTGAAGGCGGTTCACGATCGCGTTATAGAGCTCGGTCACGACGAACTCGGCGCCGAGAAGGTCGTACGTCGGGCTCGTCTCGCCCATCGCCCGGATTTCCCCGGTGAAGAGCTGGCGGAGGTAGCCGCCGACGGCCGCCGCGGCCTTCGCCGAGGAGAACGCCTTGACGCCCGAGCGGATCTCGGTCGACAGGTCCTTCTTCTCCTGCTCCGGAGCGACCACGCCCCGGGCGTCGGAGTCCGAGTGGATCACGGTCCGCAGCGCCGCGAGCTTCGCGTCGAGGTCCTTCTCCCGCTTGTCCTCGGCCTCGATCTCGGCCGACCGGGCGGCGAGCTCGTTGATCCGGGCCTGGGCGGTGGCGACCTCTTCGGCGTTCTCGCTGGTGAAGGAACGGAGCGTGTCGAGCTCCGAGATGATCTTCGCGGACTCGTCCTGGAGCTGGCGGCGCTTCATGTTCTGTCGTCCTGATTTGCGGGTGTGGTTTCCGTACCGCCCAAATCATCAGACCGAACTAGCAACCGTTGAAGTCTTGCCGGACTACGGTAGGAATTTCAGGACGTGGATGTTCAACTCCCGTCGTCGAGCACTCCGGTGAGGCTGAAGACGAGGACCGGGTCCGGGTGCGCGGCGTCGAACGCCGTGTCGGTTCCCGCTGCCGTGGCGGCCGCGCTGAGCGTGACGCTCGACGCGGTCTTCGAAATGATCTTCGAGCCAGCCGGGACGCCCGTGCCGACGACGATCATCCCGACCTCGAGGTCCGTCGTACTGGAGATCCCGGCGATCACGCGCGAGTCGAGGACCGTGTCCCCGACGAACTCCTCGGCCTCGACCGCGTTGACGAGCTTGATCGTCTGGCCGCCGCCGCTACCACCAGCAACGTCCCAGCCGACGCTGTCCATAGCCAGCAGCGTCCCGCCCGGTTTCAGCGTGACCGGCACGGCGTAGAGCGAATCCCAGGGATCATTTCCCGCGTCGGCCGCGAAGACCTCGACCGCGGTCGTCGTCGACGTATTGTGGACGTAGAAGGTCCGGATCGTATCGAAGTAAAGAGTGTCGGCGAGGTTGAACGCACTGACGGGCAGGCTCGTCAGGTCGAGCGTCTGCGTGCTGTCGTTGAGAACCGTCACCTCCTGGTGCCACATGGCATTGGCCTGGCCTGCTGCGCTGCCGTTGGTCAGCGAGAAATAAGAATTAATCGCCGGCGCCTGGGAGAACTGCTCGTTCTCTTGCTTGGGGGACAGCGTGATCTTCGACGTGAACGTGAGGGGCGTGCTCATTTCTTATTCCTCTTGCAAGGGCAGGAACTGGGGCAGGGGCAGGGTGTACGGTGGCCGTCGCCGTGCGTGATCGTTCCGGTGCCGCCGCAGTCGGAGCAGCACTTCTCGGGCTTGGGCGCCGGGGCCGGCTCGGGCGGCGACTCGACCGCCAGGGACGCCCGGGCCGCGGAGACCGCAGCGGCGGCGCGTGGCGACTCACGGTCGATGGCGGCCGGGTCGGCCGACAGCCAGACGAGCAGGGAGACGAGCCATTCAATAAACGTCATCGTTCACCACCCTCTCGCGTGATCGACGATCTGGTAGCCGTCGGCCCCGATCTCGGGGGCCTGGTACAGCCGGTGGTCGGGCTGCTCCGCCGGCGGTTGCTCGGCCACGAGCGCGACCCACAAGAGGCTCTTCGCCGCGCGGGCGATCCAGCGGAGGACGGGCCGGTCCGTCGCCGGCGTCGGCTGGGAGCTCGAGCAGCTCGACGCGTAGAAGCCGATGGCAAACGCGAGCACGATCACAAACGCGCAGTTCCGGTCGATCTTCATGGGAGCCTCGAATCTTGCGGGGCAGGTGACAGCCAGTTTCCGTTGTGTAGGTCGCGCCAGCCGAACCCGTCGACGCTGCCGACGGCGAAGGAGTCCTCGGCCGCGAGCATCCGCTCGACGACTTCGCGTCGGACCCAGAAGGAACCGTCTGGCATGTCGGACGGCCACTTCGGCCCGCTGATCCAATTCGGCCCCCAGCTATTCAGGCAGAGCAGGGCGTCCGCCGGCGAGCCGTTCGCCTTGTAGCGGACCGCTACAAAACACATCTCGTGAGCCCATTGGCCGGAGGCGGCGGCGTATCCCTGCTGATCCCTGCTCGACGCGAATCCCTGCATCGAGGCGACCGGGATCGCGAAGCCCGCCTCGATGGCGGAGGCCGCCTCCGACCAGGTCTTTACGAGGGCGACGTGTTTCGCCGGGTGCTTCTTCGCCAGCGTGTCGAGCTTGCCGCCGTCGCCCTGGCCGCCGTTGCCATAGGCTCCCCACTGCTTCGCCCGCTCGGACGAGTAGGTCGTGAGGTCGTGCCCGCCGATCGGCTCGCGGTAGATCACGCCCCAGTCGCGGACGAACCGGGCGGCGGCCGCGCCGTAGCTGCCGTCGCTCCAGCCGCCGACGGGGCTCTTCCCGTCGCCGGGTTTGTTGCGCGCTTCGACGCGCGATCCGCCGTAAATGCTGGTCGTGTCCGGCATGAGCGGCGGCTCCGCGAGCCGGCCGGTCTCCCAGTCGATCGACTGCGAGACGTAGACGCCGTGCATCCAGCCCCACGAGACACAGTCCCCGATCCCCTGCTTGCCGACGACGAACGGTTTTCCGTAGCGGGCCTGGTGGGCTTTGAGCATCGCCCGGTAGAGGAACGTGTCGACGCCCTTGGCCTCGCGGACGGTCTCGGCCCCGGCGTCGCGGAAGAGCGGCTGCGGCAGCTCGGCGAGGAACCGGCGGACGCCTTCGGGGTCGGGCGTGTAGCCGTACTGGCCGTCGGCCCCGACGGTCCGCGGGCCGGTGTTCACGACGAAGGCGAGCGCCACGCCCAGGAGGAGCGCGACGACCAGCCAGCGTATAGCCTTGCCGTTATCGGGCTGCATCGGTGGCGGCCCTCGCGATTTCGCGGTAAGCCGCGATCCATGCCGCGCGGCCTTCGGGCGTTACCGGGCCGCCGGACGTGCCGGCCGTCTTGTCGAGGTACGCTTTGATTTCCTCCCGGGCTCGCGGGTGCTTTTCGCCCAGGCTCACGCCGCGGGTCCGCAGGGCACGAGCCCGGGTCCGCAGGTCGTCGAACGCGACGCCCGTCCGCAGCAGCGGCTCACGCTGCATCCCGTCCCATTCGATTTCGGAGGCCAGCTCGTCGAGAAGGGCCGCTGTCGTCGCAGCGTCGGCCGCGGCGTCGGGACCCACGAACTTCCCCTTAAGAGTCAGGGCGGCCGGCTCCGGGGCAGGGGCGGGCGTCGGCGTGGACGGACGGGTCGAGGACCAGTGCCAGGCGGCGGCCGCCAGGAGGGCGGCGCCGATCACGTGCCGGCGGTCGATGGCCGGGAGGTTCACCTGGCCGGCGAGCTGCCGGGCCTGCTCGATGAGCTGCTGGCCGCCGAGGGCGGCGACCGCGGCGGCGATCAGGAGGACGGTAATCATGTGGCGATCCTCACGACGGGCAGGAGGGACTCAATCGCGCCGGCTGCTGCCAGGAGGACGAGCTGGCGGACCGTCGGCCGGACGATCAGCCAGACCGGCCAGGCCACGAGCGGGATAGCCTTGTCGGCCACGGCGTCGAAGAGGGCGGCGACGGCTTCCAGGACGATCTCCTTCTTCCTGCTGCCGTCGACGGCCAGCAGATCGGCGGCGGCGATCACGACACGCAGCAGGGCGACCGTCAGCTCGCCGAACTCCGCGACCGTGATCCCGTCGCGGGCCTTCAGTTTCGCGATCGAGATAAACGCGTCGATCTTGTCCTTGACGTTGGTTAAGTCGCTTGCGGCAATGAGCGGGGCAGTCGAGATCATTTCTTTCTCCTCCAGACGTGGACGGCGTCGATCACGCGGGACCGCTTGGCCGGGCATCCGGTGCACGCGAGGTACTGGACCTGGTCGGCGCCGTGTCGCTTCGACGACACGGTCCGCATCCGAGCCCCGCACCGCTGGCAGTTAGCCGGCTGCATGGCGGAGCCTCGCAATCGCTGCCGCCGCTGCGGCCTGGTAGCCGATGGTCGTGCCGGCCTTGATCGACCGGGCCTGCGTGGGCACGCCGACGAGCTGCGGGGAGTCGTCGATCCAGATGTCGACCGACAGCCCGGCGGCCTCGGCGGCCGCTCGCTTCAGCGTGTCAGGTCCGCAGAGCACAACGCCGGCCAGGGCCTCGAACGCGTCACCGAAGCCGGCCTGGACCGCGGCCCGGTTCTCGGGCGTGTCCTCCCGGCGCGTGATGCAGAACACTTTCGCGCCGCGGTTGCCGGCGTCGAGGAGGAACGACCGCCAGAGCCCGGGGGCCGCCGTGTAGGTCTGGTCGTAGTCGAGACTGATCGTCAGGGATGACGACTCGCCGACCACTCCACGGGCGGCCCGCCAGGCGTCGAGCGAACGAGCAGACAGCGACGACGACGGGTAGGCCGCCCGCGTCACGGGCGACAAATCGTAGAGGCCCGACGCCTCGGTTATCGTCCGGATCACGTTGCCCCGCTCGTCCTCGGCGAACGTCTCGCCCTTCGGGTTCACGGTGAACGCGAACGACGAGCCGAAGATCGTCTTCGAGCGGATGAGCGTCATCACCTCCGCGGCCGTCTGCGTCGCGACCGGGTCGGCCTCGTAGGCCAGACCCTTGTCGGTCTTCTCAATCCGGAGCGTGCCGTTGGTGGTGCGCGCGAGGATCTTGGAGTCGTCGTGATTGAACAGGAGCGGAACGTCGAGCTTCCGCTTCGCCAGCAGTTTGTCGAACGCTGTCGGCGCGAACTTCTCGCGGAATCCTCCGAGGTCGACCGACAGCGACTCCCACGGCGGGGCAATGCCGCGGATCTTCGGGGCCTCGCCGTCTCGCTCTTCGACGAACAGGCCGTCCTGGCCGAGGCTGTCGAGTGGGATGTACCGTCTTTCCAGATCGCCGCTCATGGCTGGCCTCCCTGCTGCGGCGCTTCGTTTGCGCCGTCCACCATCTGCCGGGCAAACTCCTCCGCGATCGTCGGGAACGCGGACGTAATGAGGGCGACGGCGGCGTCTTTGTCGAGCGAGCCGTCGGAGATCTTCGCCAGGACCTCGAGGAGCGCCGTCACCTGGGCACCGTTAAGCGCGGTGGCGGCGAGGCCGGCGCCGCTTGCCGCGGCCGCCAGCGGGTCCGCCGTCGGGTCGAGCGGCAGATCGGATGAATCATCCGCCGCTGCGGGAACCGCGGCGGCGACCGCCGCTGCGGCGTTGTCGAGGGTTGAGAATCCCAACTGGACGTAGGTCTGATCCGCGGCCGGCGTGTCGAGGAGCGGCAGGTCCTCGAGGTCTCGGATCTCGTTGGGCGAGATCGCGCCCTGCTGCCAGAGGGCTGAATAGAGCTGGACCCGGCTGGCGGTGTCGCCCCGCAGGAGGCCGCGGTTATCGAGCTTGAATGAAACCCGGTCGCCTTGCTCCTCGTACGTCGAGAGGATCGTCCGGTCGACGGCGCCCTCGACGCGGCGCTGCCACGGCAGGAGGCACCAGACCTGAGCGGAGAGATGCTCCTGCTCGACGGTCGACCATTTGTTCATGGTCGAGTCGCCGATCAGCGTGCTCGGGACGCCCCAGCATCGGGCCACGTCGGCCACGACGGCGTTCCGCAGCTCGATCAACTGCGACTGCTCGGCCGTGTTCCCTTCGATGGGCTTGAGCGTCATCTTCTTGGGCAGGACGGCGGCGCTTCCGCGCTTGCCGGGGCCGCCGTAGAGGTCGCGCATCTGCTGCCGCAGGGCGGCCACGGCGTCGGCGGGGATCGTCTCCTGAGTTTCGAGGACGATGTCGGGCCGGGCGGAATTCTCCCAGTACGAGGTCGCCGCGCTGTCGATGGAGCGGGCCAGAGCGATCGACGTCGCGCACAGCTCGGGCGGCGCCATGCCGACAAGCCCGTTTTCCGACA